TTATGGTAATCATGACATAAATGTTTTAGACGAGTTGACTAATGAATAGAGGAATGCAAAGAGCAATTGCTTTAAGAGAAGCAAGAGATAGAGCACAAGACCCAGATTTTAAATTATTGTGGGATATGAAACTAAGAGAATTATTAAAACTATTAGAAAGAGGAGAAAAATCTGATGGGACAATATGATTATAAAGTCGAAAGACAAAGACAAAAACTTGCAGCTGAAGAGTGGGCAAATGAAGTTAAAAGTATACATGCTCATAGTTTAAGTTCTATGTGGTATGATGATAGACCACAAGATACAACTGAAGGTAAATCAGTTATTGATAAAGAATTCAATAGTGGTAAAGTTGAAAGAACTTTAGATAACGGTCAAGTCTATATTTTTACTAAGTACGAATTAAAAGGCGACGATTTAGTACAAGCATATAGTCAAAATAATTAAAATAATCCTTTACATTTACAAAAAGGTATGATATAATATACATTATGAAAAAATATTTAGTAGAAACAAATAAACACTATGGAGGCGTACAAAAAGTATATAAGTTTCCTAATGGTTATGGAGCAAGCGTAATCAGACATAAAGGTTCCTATGGTTATTCAAAAGGCCTATGGGAATTGGCTGTTTTAGAAGATGGCGAGCTTTGTTATGATACTGAAATTACTAATGATGTTATTGGTCATTTGAATGACCCTGAAGTTGATAGATTATTAAGGAGAATCCAACAGCTATGAAAAATAAAAAAAGACGTCCTGTGAGTACGCTAACTCACACATCAAGAGAGGTTGCTATTGATTTCCTAAGATGGAGAGAAGAGCAAAAACAAAAATCAATGATTGGACATAATGGAGGACCTAAGTAATGGCAGTGACTAGTTTTTATATGGGTTCATTAAGGTATTCACCATGTGGCCGTAAAAGAAAAAATCATGCAGCAAATAGAGTAAAGAAAAAGCCTATTGCTTTTAAATCAACTCAAACTAGCCAAACTCAACTTAAAAAAATACGTGCTAGGCAAGCTGTACAATACAAATCGCTTATGGAAGAGTATATGAAAAATGGTACATACCATAAAATAAAAGGCGATTGTACTAAAAAAGAATCACCAAAGTATACTGGCACCTTAGTAAAAGGTATTGCCACTATGCATAAATCAAATGCTGTACCAGTTATATCTCAAGAAGAAGCAACTGATATAGCTAACATGAGAAGAAACTAATGGAATATATTATAGTATTAATTGCTGCTTGGTTTGCATATATGAGCTTTCATTGCGCAGAAGAGCAGAAACAAGGTAGAAGAATTCCTTTACCTTGGGAAAGAATTAAAAGAAAAATTTTCGATAAATCAGACGTAAAGTATAGGGATGGAGATAATACTTAATTTTTCGGCTGAGTCTCATCAATGCAACTCCTTATCACCCGCAGAGACTTGGCCACCTTTTTTAAAAAAATCGTTTACATTATGAATAAAGTATGTTATAATATAGATATATACATTGATAGGAGTTAGTATGGCAAAAAGAAGATTAAAAAACGCTGATGAAGCATTCATGGGACCACAACCAAGTTATGGAGTTCATAACCCAGTTCCAACAAGTGAAAAAGATAGAATGAACGAATGGATGAAAGCTACTCGTTGGTTCTACTATTTCGAAAACAAAAAACAATCCGCAGAAACTGTTCAAGTATACTGCACAAGAATTCTTAATTTTAATAAGAAGCAAATATCCAATCTTAAAAAATTACCTGATTGGAAATATCGTATGAAAGCTTATCAAGCAATTGCTATGCAAAATGCTGGATGGACTGGTTATCCATTAGATGAAAGATTAGAATCAGTGAATGCACATCTTCGTGCTATGGAAAAAGAAGGCGCAAAAATTAAAAAGGAATTAGAGAAAAAACCTAAAGTTGTACCTATATCACCAGCTGTCAGAATGAGAAGAAAAGTATTAGATACTATTTACGCTGATTTTGATACAATGGTTGTAGATAAATGGATGGACGATATCTTTGATAAGAAAGAAATCCTATTCCCTACTTATAGTTTATTGCAACTACATAAAATAAAAGGTGCTGGTCTTAACATGTTTAGAGATTTAGTTCAAGCTGAATATGACGTAGTATCTGACGCATACCATAAAAAATGCGACCAGGCAGTAGAAGCATATTCACACATTACAAAAGGTAATAAAAAGAAAATGCTTGACCTTATGGATAAAATCTTTGAAGATATCGAAAGAATGAGAACAAATTCTAAAGCAACTCGTACTAGAATCAAGAAGCCAAAAACTTCTGATAAACAAGTTGAAAAATTACAATATATGACAGAGAATGTTGATGATAAATTAATATCAATTAATCCTGTATTAATACCAGGTAAAAACAAACTTTACATATATAACTGTAAAAATAAGAAGTTGCAAGAATATGTGACCACATCAACAAGTGGATTTGAAATATCAGGTACATCAATTAAAAACTTTGATAAGAAACTATCTAAACAGTCAACATTGAGAAAACCTGATATTGTATTACCAGATGTTTTAACTAAGACTGAAAAACAAATTGAAAAGATTTGGAATACATTAACAACAAAAATTGATAACCCAACAGGCCGAATAAACAAGGACTGTATTTTATTAAGAGTATTTTAGGAGGATATATGTTATCAGTAGGAGATAAGTTCCCTGCATTCTCACTGCAAGGAATTGACGAAAAAAATGAATTTGTGAGAGTTGAAGTAGACGAAGGATTTACGCCACATAAAAAGGATTGGTCAGTCGTTTATTTTTATCCAAAAGACTTTACATTTATTTGTCCAACAGAAATAGCTGGCATGGATATTTTAGTAGACCATGCTAATGTTATTGGAATAAGTGGTGACAATGAATTTTGTAAGTTGGCTTGGAAACAAGATAATCTAACAATTGGAAATATACAGCATACTCTTGCTGCTGATTGTGGATTAGGTTTATCCCATAAACTTGGTATTGTTAACGAAGAAGAAGGAGTTCCATATAGAGCAACTTTTATCTTTGATAAAAAGAGAGTAGTACAACACGTATCAGTTAACGCTTTAGACACTGGAAGAAATGCTAATGAAGTATTAAGAACTTTAAAAGCTTTACAAGCTGGTGGTCTTACAGGGTGTGAATGGAATGAAGGTGATGAGTTTGTCGGATAATCCATTAGAACAGAAGATAATGACGAAAAAGAGATTCTCTGCAGCAGTAGAGTTCTTAGTTGCTAATAACAATTTGTCATACATTGATGCAGCATCATACGTGGTAGAAGAAAGAGGTATGGATTATAAAAATCTTAAAAAACTCTTAACACCATCTCTTAAACAAAAGATTGAAGAAGAAGCAGCAAACTTACATTTAATCAAAGGAAAGAGAGGTAATAAACTACCTGTATGAATGACCCTTTTGAATCTTATAAATTATATAACGCACTTAAATTACATTTCGAAACAGATGGATATGATGCGATTAAATATCATTTTAAGACTTCAGTAAAGCCTACATCATTCTTTAAACGAAAGGATAAGTTTTTCTTTGCCAAGTTAGCAAAAACATATGAATCTGAATTAAAGGAATTCTATATTGCTAACTTTAAAAATGACGTTAAGTATGTCGGTGATATGCTTAATGAAGGTGGAGAAAGATATTATAGAGACCATAAAAAAATTATGGAATCTTTAACGTATCAGTTTCAAACTGATATAAATAAACTAAATGATATGGATGTATCATTTGATTCTCTTTTAGAAGCAGAAGAAAACAATCATCCATTGATTATAAAGCTTTGGATGCAAGATGAAATACTATTGGAAACAATAGTTATCTTGGATTCAATACTTGGATTTGTAGAACGCGAAAACAAAAAGATTACGGACACTATTATTTGGCCGGACATCTATAGAAAGATTATGAAATACAAACCATTTGTAAAGTTTGATAGAGATAAATGTTTAAATTTATTAAAAGATACCTTTACAAAAGCATAGGAATATGTTATAATATATTATATAATGAATAAAGTGGATAATTCAGTAATACAGTGTAAATACAGGAGAAATATATGTCACTAGAAAATCTAAAGAGCATGCGAGGCTCATCAATCGATAAACTCGTAAAAGCAGCAGAAGCAGTATCAACAGCAAAACCGGAAACTAATTCCTATGCGGATGACAGATTCTGGAAACCTACTAGAGATAAAGCGGGAAACGGTTATGCCGTAATCAGATTCTTACCAGCAAAAGATGGTGAGGACTTACCTTGGGTAAGATATTGGGACCATGGATTTAAAGGCCCAACTGGTTTATGGTATATCGAAAATTCTTTAACTTCCATTGGACAGCAGGACCCAGTATCGGAGCATAACTCTGTACTCTGGAACTCTGGTAGGGACGAAGATAAAGCAATTGCAAGGGAAAGAAAAAGAAGACTACATTATGTAAGTAATGTGTTAGTTGTTTCTGACCCAGCAAATCCGCAAAATGAAGGTAAGGTATTCCTTTATAAGTTTGGTAAAAAAATCTTTGACAAAGTCATGGATGTTATGCAACCACAATTTGCCGATGAAGAACCAGTAAATCCATACGATTTCTGGGAAGGCGCTGATTTTAAAATCAAAATCAGAAAAGTTGAAGGTTGGGTAAACTATGATAAGTCAGAATTCAGTGCTCCATCAGCTTTATATGAAGGTGATGAAAACAGACTGACTGAAGTTTATGAAAAACTTTATTCTTTACAAGATTTCTTAAAACCAGAAAACTATAAAACTTATGATGAGTTATCAATGAAGCTTAATAAAGTATTAGGTATTGATGCAGGACATGCTCCAG